GGACGGGACCCTCGATCCCGAGCGGGCGAACCAGGAATGGGAAAGGAACACCTTCGCGGGCAAAACTCTGCACCTGGCGGCCAGCCCGAAGGTGGCGCCGCGCAGTGCGCCTCCCCCGCCGTCGCGTGGCGGTTCGGGTATGCCGAGCTCACCCGAGGTATCGAGCGATCCAGTTGCCGCTTATCTGCGGGCCCGCGCCGTGAGCGAGACCTTCAAGGCAAAGACGGCGCAGTTGGAGTATGAGGAGCGCGCCGGCAAACTGATCCAGGCTACCAAGGCCGGCGAGTATGCCGCGAACTGGTCCGCGATTGTCGGTGATGCGCTGTCTGCATACCCCGATCGCGTGACGCCGCTGGTAGCAGCCGCGAAGACGGAAGCGGAGATTCACCGGATACTCGCGGGTGAAACGAACGCGCTGCGTCGCAAGATGGCGAAAGCCATCTCGGACGCGGGTTACTGATGGACACACCATTCTCGATGTACCAGGTTGGAGCGGAGGCGTTGCTGCCGCCACGCGATATCTCCGTGTCGCAATGGGCCGACGAGAATGTGGTGCTCACCGGATCCGGGTCGGCGGAACGGGGCCAATGGCACACGAGACCGTACCAGCGGGAACCGATGGACGTGCTCAGCCCGAGCCATCCGTCGAAGCAGGTGGTGTTGATGAGCGCCGCCCAGATGTTGAAGACGTCCGTGATGGTGAACTTCCTGGGCTACATCGCGGACGTAGATCCGGGCCCGACGCTGGCGGTGGAGCCGCGATCGGAAGATGCCAAGGCGCTCTCCAAGGATCGCGTCGCACCGTTGTTCCGGCACTCGCCGGCGCTCCGCGGGAAGCTCGCCGCGGTCAAGTCGCGCGATTCGAACAACACTGCGATGCACAAGGTGTTCGCCAACGGTTCCGGGCACATCACTTTCACTGGCGCCATCTCGCCGTCCGGCCTGGCTATGCGTCCGATCCGGTATCTCTTGCTGGACGAGATTGACAGGTACCCCCTGAGCGCAGGATCGGAGGGCGATCCCGTATCGCTGGCAATGCAGCGCACTGGGGAGTTCGAGCACAACAAGAAGGTCATCATGTGCTCGACGCCGACCGTCGACGGCGAGAGCCGGATCCAGGCTGCATGGAACTCGAGCGACCAGCGCGAGTACTTCGTGCCGTGTCCGAAGTGCAACCACTTCCAGATCCTGGTGTTCAGCGACGGCACCGACGGCGGCCTTGTGTGGCCAGAAGGCGAGCCGGAGAAAGCCGCCTATTGCTGCGAGAAGTGCCGGGAACTCATCCCGCACAACCAGAAATCCTGGATGGTGGAGCGCGGCGAGTACCGTCCGCAGAATCCTGGGTCGCCGATCCCCGGCTTTCGGGTGTCGCAGCTGATCTCCCCGAAGCGATCCTGGGGAACCATCGTCGCGGAGTTCTTGGTCGCCAAGGAGTCGACGGAGACGCTCAAGGCGTTCCTGAATACAGTGCTGGCGGAACTCTGGACAGAACGCGGGTCGGCCCCCGACTGGGAAAAGGTCTATCTGAGGCGCGAGGATTACGACCTCGGGATCGTGCCGGCGAAGGCGTCGCTGCTTGTGGCTGGCGTTGACGTGCAGGACGACCGGCTCGAGGTGGAGATCAAGGCATACGGGCGGGGTAAGGAGTCCTGGTCCGTGGATTACCGGGTGATCCAGGTTCCCGATCAATCCGGCCAACCGCTCAAAACGTCCTCGCCCGAAGTCTGGCAGGAGTTGGAAGCCTTGCTGGCGGTGGACTGGCCGTGCGAGTCCGGCGGCACCATGCCCATCATGGCCATGACGATCGACTCGGGCTTCCGGCCGCAGATGGTATACGAGTTTGCCGCGCGCCACCCGCAACCGGCGCACGGACCAGCAGGCGACGCGATCGCTGCGCCGCGCACCGTGGTGGCCACCAAGGGCAAGCCTGATTTTCTGAAACTGATCGCGTCGGTGTCGCCTACGGACGCTTCGCGCAAGCGGCAAAACGTCCGGATCTGGCACATTGGCACGCACTGGGCGAAGCAGGAGTTCTACGATTGGCTGCGGATCGTCTTGCCCGACGATGGCACGTTCCCGCCCGGGTACCAGCACTACGCCTACAAGGATCAGGACTTCTATCGCGGGCTCTGCTCCGAGTCGCGGATCATCCGTTCGAGCGGCAAGGTGGAGTGGGTACCCGACAAATCGGTTAGGAACGAACCACTCGACCTGGCGGTGCTCTGCCGCGCGGCTGCGGCGGTCTGTGGAATCGATCGCTTCTCGGACGAGGATTGGGCCGCGCTCGAGGGGGGCACGCAGACCGACCCGCCGCAGGCACGCCGCGACGATAAGTTCTGGGGTGAGCGCGATAGTAACTGGCTTGGCGGAAAGAACTGGTTCAAATGATCACCGCCATGGAAATGCAATCGATGCTCGATGCGTTGAAGCGCGCCAAGTATGCGGGAGTGCGCCGTGTCCAGTTCGCGGATCACGTTGTTGAGTACGGCAGCATGGCCGAGATCGTAAGGGCCATTGTGGATCTTGAAGCCGAGATTGCTGCGCTCGCGAGCGCGCCGCCGCCTTCGTTCACGCTGGCCACGCACAGCCGGGACTAGATGAACGCCCTCGACAAAGTGATCGGGTACTTCTCGCCCGAGCGGGCATATCGGCGCGCGCGGTTCCGCTCGGCTACTGAGATGTTCGCCTATGACGGTGCGAAGTCGGGGCGTCGCACGGACGGTTGGTTAGCTGCGGGCGGCGACGCGAACACCGAGGTCGGCGCCTCCCTGATCAACCTGCGCAACCGGTCGCGTGACCTGCTGCGCAACAACCCGTACGCCAGCAAGGCCATCGCCGAACTGGTCGGGAACACGGTGGGGACCGGGATCGTTCCCCAGGCGAAGACGGGCACGCCGGAGCTCGATAAGATCATCGACGGCGAGTGGCTCTACTTCGCGGAGAACTGCGACCCGGGCGGGCAGTTGGACTTCTATGGCATGCAGGCGCTCATCGTGCGCACGACCGCCGAGAGCGGTGACGGCATCGTCCGATTCCGGCCGCGATTGCCGCAAGACAATTTCCGGGTGCCGCTGCAGTTGCAGGTGCTGGAGGGGGACTTCCTGGATATCTCCCGGACGATGGGTATCGCCACGGGGCACATCGTCCAGGGCGTTCAATTCAATCTGTTCGGGCAGCGCGAGTATTACTGGCTGTATAACTATCACCCGGGCGGCGTTTACATGCTGAATCCGCGCGGCGGAATTCTGAGCCAGCCGGTGCCAGCCGCCCAAGTGATGCACACCTACTGCATTCTGCGGCCCGGCCAGGTGCGCGGCGTGCCCTGGCTGGCGCCCGTCATGCTGGCGATGCGGGACCTCGATGACTACCGCGACGCGGAGCGCATGCGGAAGAAGACGGAGGCGTGCCTGGCGGGGATCGTCACGCGGCCCGAGGGTTCGGGCGGCCTGCCGCTGGGCGCGAAATCCACCGATCCGAAAACCGGGAACACGCTCGAGCGGATGTATCCCGGCATGATCGAGTATTTGAAGCCGGGCGAGGACATCAAGTTCAACGCTCCATCGCCAGCGGGCGGCTATCGCGACTACCTGATGACCGAGCTTCAGGGGATCGGCGCAGGCATCGACGTTCCCTACGAGTTGCTCTCCGGGGATTTGTCCAACGTCAACTATTCCTCCTATCGCGCGGGGATGCTGGGGTTCCGCAACGCCATCGAGGCGTTCCGGTGGTTGACGCTGATCCCCATGTACTGCCGGCCGACGTGGCGAAGGTTCATTGACACCCTGGTGTTCATCGGAAAGATTCCCGAGGCGAATTATGGCGTGCAATGGACGGCGCCCAAGTTCGAATCCGTCGATCCGCTGAAGGATGCCATGGCGGAGTTGAAGCGCATCCGCACCGGCACGCTGACATTGTCCGAGGCGATCGCACAGAACGGCTACGACCCCGAGAAGCAGTTGCAGGAGATTAAGCGGATGAACGATCTGCTGGACGAGCTGCAGATCATCCTGGATTGCGATCCGCGCAAAGTGAACGACAAGGGCGTCGAGCAACAGGGTGTCGGCGGCGAGACAACGCCGGCATCACCCGCGAAGCAGTCTGCGACGGTGAAACATTCAGCCCGGCAGTGGGATTCGCCCACGAGAACCTACACCTCGTAAATCAACAGCTACAGGAAGGAGTCCTTTATGCCCGAAGAAATCACGGGGACAGCGCCGGAGACTGCGCCGGTGGAGGTAATCGCTGCGGCGACGCAGCCAGAGAGCCAACTGGAACCCCCGGAATTCCAAGTCGAGCGCTTCACGGTGGCAGCGACATTCGCTCCGCCGTCGGCCAATGACGACGCCCGAACCATCGACGCGGTCTGGTACACGGGCGCCAAGGTGCCCCGGTTTGACTGGCGCACCGGCCAGGAGTACGACCTCATTCTTTCGATGAAGGGCTGCCGGCTGGACCGCCTCAACAATGGCGGACCCGTGCTCGACTCGCACAATGCGTATGGCGTCGAGAGCCAGATGGGAGTCGTCCGGCGTGCGTGGGCCGCTGGCGCAACCGGCAAGGCCACGATTCAGTTCAGCAAGCGCGACGCGGTGACGCCCATCTGGAACGACGTTCGTGCCGGGATCATTCAAAACCTGAGCCCTGGGATGTGGATCTACAAAAAGGTAGACACCACCCCCAAGAACCAGGAGCGGAAGGAATTCACGGCTGTCGATTGGGAGCCGTTTGAGATTTCCCTCTTACCGATTCCCGGCGACGCAAACACGACTTTCATGTCGGCGGCTGGAACGCAACCGCCGGCGCCACCGATTGTAGTGGAAACGCAACGGGCATCTGCCCACACAAAGGAGAAACCTGACATGGAAACGACCACGCAGGACGCGGGCGTTGAGGCCCGTCAGAACGAAGTGGCCCTCGCCGCCGCGCGCGAC